GGCGTCAATGCACGAAGGAATACAAGCTGTCGCCTATTCGGCGCAAGCTGCGCGAGCTGTGCGGCGGTAAGCAGGCCCGGCAACTGATCGGCATAAGTCTGGACGAGGCGCACAGGATGAAGCCCTCGGGCGTGGGATACATCGAGAATATTTACCCGCTCGTTGATTTGCGCATGTCGAGAAATGATTGCTTGGCATGGATGGCCAAGCACGGGTATCGGAAACCGCCAAAGTCGGCGTGCTATTTCTGCCCATACATCGACGATAATCGTTTGCGTGATATGCGTGATCGTTTGCCTGCAGAGTGGGATCGGCTAGTCAAGTTCGACGCAAAAATACGCGAATTGCAGGGCGCCGTTGACAACGGCGCAAAAATTACCGGAACGCTCTACGTGCATCGATCATGCAAGCCGATTGAGGACGTGGACTTGCGAACCGCGGAGGATGCCGGACAGATCGATATGTTCGGCGACGAGTGTGAAGGGCTCTGTGGAGTATGAGCACGCTGCAAATGCGCTACACCGACGAGCACGGCACGGTTTCGGCGCTGGAATTCGACGGCGCGAGGACCGAGGAAATCATGGACCGCTGCGCTGCTAAATTCTGCGAGCCGTTGACGGCCGAGGATTCGGTTCGGTTTGCGGAGATGATGAAACGGTGGAATGGACAGGAGGGTGAGAGATGAGCGGCAGAATTGATAAGATCTCTGTAGACGAAATAGCCAAGTGGTTCCGTGTGCCTAGGGAGTTGATTGAACAGCGGCAGAGTGATGACCGTCGCGACGACAAATCGCCGAGAATGCCGAAGCGCGACATCATCGTGACAGAGTACGGGGAATTAGGTATCGGCGGGGAAGAACGTGTGACGTACGCATACCGCTGCTCCGAGTGTGATGAGAAGTTTGCCACGGACGATATGGCCTACGCGCACGAGTGCCAAGAGCGGCCTACCGATGACGAATACGGAAAAACGAAAATGGATTGCGTTGATAAGTTCAATCAGGTGCAGTCATTTTATCGGGCACCTAAGCGCCAGCACATTAGCGATGCGGCGGCGGAGAATCTGTGCATTACCCCGGAGTTGCGCGCGGTGAGCGAAGAATACCAAGCGTCCAGGGGCACAATGCTCGTCACGGTCGAGGAATGGCAACAGCGGCACTTGAACTCCGAGCCTCTGAATTTGGAACTGACGCAGCAACTCGCCGAGATAGACGAGGAATGGAAGGCGCTTAGTGAAGCGGTGGACTTTTGGAAGAAATCGAATTCGCGCTGGGAACGAATCGCAGATGGTTGGCGAGGTCGAGCGGAAATGGCCGAAGCGAAACTCGCAGCCGCCGAGGACTTCACGCGCCAATATGCGGATAGGATAATGGCTAGCCACGAGTGGGGAGGAACGCAGACGACATATGATGGCATCGCCGCTGATGTGCGCCGGAAGAGCGCTGCATTGCTCACGGTAGCAGAGCCGACGCATAGGCTCGGCGGGGACAAGGCGCGGTGAAAATCTGCTTCACAGTTCCCGGCAAACCTGTTGCGAAACAGCGTCCGAAGTTCGCGCGCATGGGGGCTTTCGTTCGGACGTACACACCGAAGGAAACCATGAGTTACGAATCGCTGGTGAGATATGCGGCAGCGGAAGCCATGGGTGACGAGGCGCCGATCGAAGGACCGATCGAACTGCTAGTAGAGATCGGTCTGCAAATCCCGGTCAGCGCGTCTCGAAAACAACAAGAGCGCATGGCACGGAATCTAATCATGCCGACGAAAAAGCCGGACGGTGACAACGTGTTAAAGGCGATCAAAGACGCGTGCAATGGTGTGGTGTGGCGTGATGATGCGCAGGTCGTCGATGGGCATTACCGCAAGCGCTACAGCATCACGCCAGGGGTCAGGGTGACGGTTGACGTGGTGCACACAGAGGAGCCGCTGGTGATATTTCGACGACTAGAGCAGCAGGAGGCGCTCGAGTTGCCGACGGCGCAAGCAGAGGCGATGCCGTTTTAAGCCTAAAGGAGATAAAACGATGGTCAAATTTCCAGAACCATACCAGGTGATGCGCGAGAAAATTATAGCGGCCATGCGGGAATTTGAACTGGCTACTGGGAGCACAATCGCTAGGATTCAATTGCGGCATATGGAGGCCGTTCCCCCGCGGGATAGAGTTTTCCGCGAGTTGTTGATTGATGTCAACCCTATTGTTGGCGATACGATTGAGTGATCCGATGGCTAGACCTCTAAAACCCTCCGAGCGAATGCTCCGCGCATACGCGCTGATAAGCGAGGGAGTGCGCACAAGACGGCAACTGGAATCGGTCATGGGAATGAAAAATTGTGGCGCATCGTACATCCTGGGCGCACTGGAGCATTGCGGTGCTATCCGCCGTGTCGGCGAAGATATCGACCACACGCTGAGATTTGAGGCGATCGACGGATGGGAACCGGTTGTGCCTGAGATGGAGGTATCGGTAGGCGCGCCGACAGAACTGGAGCAGTGGATTCTGCTGGGATGCTCGTTGCCGCTGGGGAGTCCGCGGTTGGTGCGTGGTGTAATTTCTGGCGAGGCGTGGAGGTAGACGTGAGCTGCCCAGTCCTCTACGTGGTTACTAACCGAGAGTCATTCGGTTGGGCCCGTCGCGTTTACCTAGCAGACGGCAGTGAGATACCTAACGTTCGAAGTTTCGAGGCGAGCAGTGGCCCTAACGAATTGCCGCGCATCACACTTGAACTGATGGGGGTTGACGTGTGCGAAGTCACTGAGCCGCCGAAGCGTAAGTGATGATGGCTAACCTCCGAGAACCCTACGCAGCTACCGCCCTAGCATCCCTCGAATGGTCCGAGACTCAGGAGAAAGCCGTCGACCGTGTTGCAGCATCTGGCAGGTGTGCAAACATCGGCGTGGCGTTGTGGAAGGCCAAGTACATGCTGGAGGCAACCTCTCTATGCGCGGCACATACGATGCTCTGCTACGTGTACAGGACTCGCTACTCAGCCGACCCTGCGCCATGGGCGGCCGCCTGCGCAAAGCAGGCGCTCCTCGAATACATTGCCACCGCGTGTCGTGCCTGCCACGGCGTGGGCGAGCTTGTGCGCGATGATCTGCGCGTGGTGTGTGGTGAGTGCTCAGGCACCGCGCTGCATCGCTACAGCGACGATGAGAGGGCCGCGCTAGTGGGTTTGGAGGTAAAGGCGCGCGACGAGAAACTGCGCTGGCTCCTGGACGTAATCTCTGCTGAGGATGGCCAAGTGAATGCGCGGCTCAACATCGAGCTCGAGCGCGGAGAGGGCTGGTAATTTGCACGCGCCAAAGAAAGCCGGTATAACGTGCGGCATCTGTGCTGCGGCATGGGATCGGGGCTGGGCAATTCGGAGGGCCTGCCGGGTAGTAGACCGGGGGAATACCACATTCGCTATCCGAACTCGCTCTGCGTTCCCGTGAAGCTCAAAACTCTGCCGCCGCGAGTGCGCCTGCTCAACACGCAGAGAGGGCGCACGCTACCGCCACCGTCGAAGGCTCCAGACTACCGCATACGGGGTCACAAGCTGCAGCGCATACGTGAGCACCACCTACGCCTGTCGCCGCTGTGCGTGCACTGTGAGGCGCGCGGGCTGGTCACCGTGGCAATGGAGGTGGATCACATCGTGCCGCTGTCGCAGGGTGGTCCGGATACGGCCGAGAACCGCCAATCCCTCTGTCTGGCGTGCCATCGGGCGAAATCTGACGCCGAACTAGCCGCAAGGTAGTCGCAAAAACCGCTTGGGTAGGGCGGGGTCATTCTCTGATGTTGCGGTGCGGGTAACCACACGTTGCCTACATCCGTACAAAAAATTCTTGCATCGCAACACATAGGGGGGGTGTATTGCCTCAAAATCCTGCTGATTCCGTCGAAAAATGGGCGATATCCCGCCTGCGCCCGTTCCCTAGAAACGCTCGGACTCACTCGGATTCGCAGGTTTCTCAGATTGCGGCGAGCATCCAGCAATGGGGCTGGACGAATCCGGTGCTGGCCACGTCCGAGGGCGTGATCGTCGCGGGGCACGGGCGGGTACTGGCAGCGCAGAAACTCGGTATTGCCGAGGTGCCGGTGATGATCGCGGATGGCTGGTCCGATTCTCAGGTCCGTGCGTACGTGATCGCCGACAACAAGCTGGCTTTGAACGCGGGATGGGATGAGCAATTGCTGGCCATTGAACTCGATGATCTCAGGGACATGCGCTTTGACTTGTCTCTGCTTGGGTTCGAGGCTAAGGAGCTGAATGACTTGATCGGGACGCCGAACTTTGGACCAGGATCGATTGACGAGCAGGGTCGGTTAGATCAGAAAGCGCCGGTGACTTGCCCGAAATGTAAGCATGTCTTTACGCCTTGATTGGGCAACGCACAAGGCCGCCGTTTATGCTGTTAAACACTGGCACTATTCGCGGTCTATGCCGCTTGGACGGCTCGTGAAGATTGGGGTATGGGAGAACGCCTCTTTCATCGGTGTTGTGGTTTTTGCGCAAGGGAACAATCAGCACCAAGGCCGACAATTCGGACTTACTCAATGGGAAGTATGTGAGCTTGCTCGTATTGCTCTTTGCCGGCATGGATCTACTGTATCGCGCATTGTTTCTCTATCGCTACGGTACTTGGTTCGTTTCTGTCCGTTGATACGCTTTGTGGTTTCCTACGCAGATCCGATGCATGGACACCACGGCGGGATTTATCAGGCCGGCAACTGGATATATGTCGGAACAGGAGGGTCATCTGATGCCTTCTATGATTCTGTGACGGGCAAGCGGTTGCATTCTCGCGCCTACTCGACGAAAGGCAGCAAGACGCAATTCGGACGGTTTTCTTTCCAAGATCAAGTTGGTGAAGTGACAAGGGTAGCGCTTGCGATGAAACATAAATATCTCATGCCACTAGACGCCGAAATGCGCGCCCGTATACTGCCGCTGTCGAAGCCATACCCGAAACGAACAACGCGCACGAAAGAGCAGGACGCCGTACACCATACGGCGCTGGGCGGTGTGACTCCGACCCGTGCGCTCCATACATAGGACTCGCCGTTTGATCACCGATAGCAAACCCCGTGCGCCTAGTTGGCTGACCTCGGATCAGAAACTCCTATGGCGGAAAGCCATTAGAAACGCGCCTGAATCGCTACAGCAGTTGGATGAATCTCTGCTAGCCGCTTGGGTCGTCGCCTGCGATACGCACCGCGAGGCGAGCGAGAAGTCTGCCGCCGTAGGGCTGCTGGTCAAGTCTCCGACGAAGGGTGTGCCTATCCAGAATCCGTTTTTGCCCATCATGAATCGGCAGGCGCTCATCATGATGCGAGCAGTGCGAGAGCTGGGATTCAGCCCTGCCGCGCGCAGAGAACGGCAGGGCGCAGGTGATGACTTGCCGCAAGGGAAAAAAAATCAGGCGCGCGAGGCGGCAATGAAAGTCGCGGCTGGAAAGTTCTCACAAGCACCACCGCCTAAGCTCGTAGTCAACAATAGCTGATGATGGACTGGTCCACGGCGTGCCCAGACTGGTCGCGCCGAATCCTCGCAGGCGAATCGCTGATACCGTTCGCGCCGCTTTTCCCCGCTGAGGCTGAATCCGCGCTCGCCGTCTTTAAGGAATTGCACGTCAACGACGTGCAGAACGCGCCAACAATGGGCGACATTGCGCGACCGTGGATACTCGACTTAGCCGGGCACATATTCGGGTGCTACAACGCGGAAACAGGGCGACGGTTGATTACAGAATTCTTCCTTTTAATCGCAAAAAAAAATTCGAAGTCAACAACGGCGGCGGCGATCATGATGACCGCGCTTATTCGGAATTGGCGCGAGTCCGCAGAGTTTTTAATTTTAAGCCCCACAATAGAAATCGCGAATAACTCCTTCTTTCCGGCGCGCGACATGGTCAGGAAAGACGAGGAGCTGTCGGACCTCTTTCAGGTGCAGGAGCATTACCGGACGATCACGCACCGGGTGAACGGCTCACAGCTCAAGGTCGTCGCCGCGGATAACGAGACGGTCGGGGGGAAGAAAGCGACCGGCGTAGTTGTTGACGAGCTATGGCTGTTCGGATCTCAGGCGAGCGCGGAGAACATGCTACGCGAAGCGTGCGGCGGACTCGCGTCGCGTCCCGAAGGTTTCACGATCTTTCTGTCCACGCAGTCGGACAAGGCACCGGCCGGCGTGTTTCGCCAGAAGCTGATGTATGCCCGCGGTGTACGCGATGGGCGGATCGAGGATAAGCGCTTTCTCCCCGTGCTCTATGAGTATCCAGCATCGATGCTCACGGATAAATTGTACCGAGACCCGAAGAACTTCTATGTGACGAACCCGAATCTCGGTGCTTCGGTTGATACGGAGTTTCTAGAGCGCGAGGCGCAAAAGGCGGAGAACGACGGGCCGGAATCGCAGTGCGGATTCTTCGCGAAGCATCTGAACGTCGAGATCGGCGTGGCGCTGCGATCCGATAACTGGACAGGCGCCATGTTCTGGGAGCGGCAAGCAATTACGGGTGGATTGACACTCGAAGCTCTGCTAGAGCGTTCTGATGTTGCT